TTGACCGGATAGTTTTGTTCGATGATCAGGCTGGCGCGGAATGGCGGTTCATAGGTTTCATTGCCGCTGTTTTTGACGCCTCGGCTTCTGACCGACCGCCCGTTGTAAAGCGCCTTAAGTTCGTCCCAGTCGAATTTGCGGCTGTGTGGCGCGCTGTCGGATCGGTCGCCCTCCATAAACACCACGGGGATATTGGCCGTGCGCGACAGGTTGCGCGCCAAAGCGGCGGGCGTGGCCTTTGACGGGTCGAACCCTTCGTAGCCTTCTCGGCCATATAGCTTCCACAGGAACTCGATCAGGGTGGATTTGCCGGTGCCGGGGATGCCCGACATTTCTATAAAGGCCAGCGATTTTTGCGCCACCCGGATTTGTTCGGCGAACATTGACATGAGCCAGAAGGTCAGCGTCACCATGCCGTTGCCGCCAAAGGCACGGTAAATCACATCGACCCACGACACATCGAAGGCTTCGGCATTGTAGTCGATCGACAGGATGCGTTCGGCGCTTCTCAGCTTGAGCTGCAGCTTGCCCAAATCAAAATAGTCTTCGTCGTTTATTTTGACGACGCGGCCCGCCTGCACCGCGATGTCACCGAGCACATAGACGCCGTGTTCTTTGGAATATCCGGTAAAATCCAGCGTCTCGATTGTTTTCAGGCCGCGCACCTGCTGATTGACCAGCCGGTCGAGCATGAAGCCTGTGCCCGTCCATTGCGCCCCCGGCGCGATGCCGAGCAGGGCCTTCTTGAACTCACCCGATGCGGCCAATGCCGAGGGCGACACCTTGTCGCGATAGGTGCCATCCTGACCGGCCAGATCGAGCGACAGGTAATAGTGGCTTTCCGAAACCACAGGGTCGCGCTGAAAATAGAGCAGACGAAACGCGCAGTTTGCCACCTCAGACACATTGCAGCACCGCCGCGCGGCGGCCCGTCGCGTGATTTTCTCTTTCTCGCAGGCCTCATTGATCTTGGTTTCATCGAAGCTGGCCCACCATGTGCGGCTGTCGAAGACGAAGCTGAAAGACGCCCATTGATGCTTTTCCCAAAGCAGAACCGCCTTTTCGTGGGCATTGTCGGCCAGCAGAACCCGACCGTTCCACAGGTACCCCTCCATGTCTTCGGGGCTCAGACGCTCACGGATCAGGAGGTCGTTCCAATCCAGCTTATCGGTTTCGCCCTCTGGTCTGGGCTGCGCCGCCGTAGCCTGCCATCCCTCTTCGCGGGCGCGCTCAACGAAGCGGCGGGTGTATTCGGTCCCCGCCTTGCCGATGTCGAAGGCGAAAACCAGTTCCGGCGCGCCGATCACCTTATGGGTGGCGATGGCGGTTTTCAGATTTTCCAGCCATTTTTCCGGCCAGTTGTTGCAGGACATGGCCGAGACGGCCACGTAACCCGCCTGCCTGAGGCTCAGGGCGTCGAAAATGCCTTCGGTGATGAAGATGCGGCTGGCCTTGGCCTGAGCCTCTTCGCCCTGATCCGGTGCGGCCCAGACGTGACCGCGATAGGAGGCCCCCTTTTTGAAATGGGCCTTTTTGTCGAACCGCCCCGGCTGATCAATGATCCGCTCCCAGTACGACCCGCCGGGAAGCTGAAAGCGCACGGTCGCGGAATCGAGGTTGCGGTCGTAATCTTTGAAGTGCGCCTGCTCAAAACACCCACGCAGCCCCAGAAGCTTCAGGCCACGTGCCGAGGACAGATAGGCCTCGGCGGCTGCATTCGGGTTCTGATCTGTCGCCTTGTACCGGTTCGACCATGTGTCGAAAATGTCGGGATACAGGTCTTTGGCGTCGAATTCCCGCCCGCACCGGTTCAGCCGACCGCATCTCAGTATCTTAGGATACTTCGCGGACGCATACATTTCACGCTTGCCGCAGGCCGGGCATTTGCCCTGCTGAAGGAAATCGCCCTTCGGCTTAAATCCGAATTCGGCGGTGATCCGCTCGACGACTTCGGCGATGATGTCGGGTGACATGGCCACGGGTGGGAACCTTCGGGTAAAGTTATGGCGTTCGCGCCTTCGGGGGGCCGCGTTGGGTGTACAGATAGGGGATGAGGTCTATGGTCTGGGGTGGATTAACCCGGCGGAGGCGGTCGCGTTTCGGTAAGGGGCCGCGTCAGAAGGTCAGTGTGTCTTTCGGCGATGCGCCTCAACTGATTGACCGGGCCGTGGGCCGATGGAGAGATGGTTTTGACAAATGACAAATCCGCCTGCCAGTTGTGGCCGCACTCTATATCCTGGCACCGGTAATAGACCCGGCGCGTCAGGTGAGACATCTCCTGCGATGAGGCAATGTCTCCGCGCGCGCCACAGACGGGGCAGGACATGCCGGGGACTCTCTGGCGTCGTGTGCTCACGCGGCGGCTCCTAGAGCGGAATGACTTTTAATGGAATCGCCATTTCGCTCTAAGCTTTTGTTTAATCGCGATGTTTTTTCGGAAAACCGCTCACACTTTTCCGTACATCGCTCTAAAGCGCGGGCGGTTTCGTCCATCTCGTCGAGGTAATTCGCCACCTGAGCCTGAAACGCGCGGCGGGCGTATGGCGTCGGCGGCGGGGAATCCGGGTCGGGATCCTCATCCTCATCGCGGACATATCCGTTGGCGCGGGCCCTGATCGTTTCCGGGGCAGGGGTGGATTTCCGGGGAGCGGACGGCGTGTGGCCCGTGCGGGACTGAACGGCAAATACCGCGTTTTCGAGGTCCGCGCGCATCGAAAAGACCGGAACCTTAAGCAAAAGGTCCATCGCCACCGCATAGGCCAGTTCGCGCAGCTTCTGACGGTCGCCACCGTCATATTCGCGCGCCTGAACCGTCAGGAGCGGATATTCGCCCCACCGCGTCTGACCCGGCGGCATCTCGGCCTTAGCCGCGACCTGACCGGCGGTACGTATGCGCGGCCCGGTCGATTTGCCGGAAAAACAGGCGATGCAAAGGGCGGCGAATTTGGAAGCGTCTGAGGGTCCGAAGGCCATGATCATGCCGCCTTTCCGGCGCGGGGCGCCTTTTTTAGCATTTCGGCTTTGATTTTTCCGACCAGACCGGGCGTCAGATGGTCGTTGCGCCCCAGATTTCGGTTGAGTTCGCGACAGACCTCATCGGGGTTGTGACCGCCATCGAGCAGTTGCATGACGGCTTCGCCATGGCGTTGAGCCAGAGGCGAGAGGCTGTGGGCAGTCGGTGAGGGTTCGGGTTCTGGTGAAGTCTCCGCCGCCGCCGAGGCGGGGGTCTGGTGAGACAATGTTTTGACCGTGTCCTTCAGTGCGGCTTCGGCGGCTTCGGCGCGCTCAATCAGCGTTTCGTTAACCTTCCGCGCGGCGATCAATTCTTTCTGAAGGTAGTCAATGCCTTTTTTTTGATCAGTCTCATCTTTCTCAAGCGCTCTGACCCGCCCGTTGGCGTAGATCAGATCCTGAGACAGTTTTTGATGTTTGTCGAAAAGCGCGCGATAACTGGCGCTTTGTTCCTCAAGAAGTTGTCGCGTGTGTGCGTGTTCATCCTCTTCACGCCGGATGGCCTGAGTGTCCATCTGCTTTGTGACATCGAGGGCGTCGCGCACGAAATTGACCGAGCGTATGTCTCCAAAAATGACGTGTCCGGATTCCAGCCACAGTTTTTGCGTCGGATATTGCGTCAAACCTCCAAATCCGAGCACCTCATCACAGAGGGCCCTGAGTTCATCGGTCCGGTCGTTAACCGACTTCGCGCCGAATTTGGCGCGGGCTTCGGCCTCATCCTTAGCCACGCACCATTTTGTGCCCCACGAATAGATGCGCATTACGCGGCCCCTTTCATATTGGAAAAAGACCCGTCCGCGCCGCTCGATAGCGCGGACGGGCAGTGACCACCCGAAGGTTCAGGGAGGGGTGGATTTTGTTGACCGGCGGGCCGTTCCGGCCAGTCTGAAAGACCGACTTCGCCGCCGGTGTAGTCGCGGACTTTTTTCCTCATCGACAACGAAGCTTCGCGCCATTGTGCATGCCCCGAAGGCAGGAGGGCGCGACGGAGGTCAGGAATGGCCACCCGGATCGCCCGCGCCATGTCGCTGACCTTCAGGCCGTGGCGCAGCCGCCATTCATCCGCTTTGCAGCGTATGACCGGCTCCGGTGCTGGTGGAAATGCGTGGCTGACTTTCATGACTGATTCGCCGTTTGATTGATTTTGGTTTAAATCGAACCGATTTGATATAAATGTCAACGAAATGGTTTCTGAAAAATTAACATGCTAACAGTTCAGGCAATCAATTCGGTCCGCCATGATCCGCGCATCATTAATGTGCAGGACCGAATCGTGTCTGAAAAAGAGAAGCAGTTAGGCGAAGCTATCCGTCGCATAAGGCGTCGGAAAAACATGTCTCAGGCTGATGTCGCGTCTCGCTTGGGCATGGAGCCTCCGGCCTTCGGGCGATATGAGGCCGGAGCCCGCAAAGTTATTCTGCGCGAAGACATACAAGAGCGGATCGCTGATGCGCTGGGGGTGACGAGAGAGGCTCTTCAGGCCGAAGCTTCGGCTGTTGCCGATGGGCGTGAAATCTGGGATTTGCGCCGACCGCCGAAAACCATCATTGCTTCGGGTGGCATTTTTTCCCAAGGTGAGCAAGGCTTTGGCGTCTACGAAGCCGAAGGCGGGGAAGATGTCGACCTGTCTGCATTACTTGATGGACCGGTTAAGGCCTTGCGGGTGGCCGATGATGCTCTGTCTCCATACGTCGAGCCGGGTCATTTCGTGATTTACCACACGTCACGGATGCCCCGCAGGTATCAGGCTGTTGTCCTTAAGCTACGTGACGGTCGCCTGATTACCCGATTTTACATCCGGTCAACGCCCGCCCAGATTGAGGTGGTCCGTCACGAGGGAATGAGTTCAGATCAGGGGCGCGCTTACCGCGAAGTGTCGGAGTTTATTAATGTCTCCGATGTCTCTGGCGTCTATCCGGTTATTTTGCGTGGTGATTAATGGTTCTAAAATGACCAGATATCCGGAATTATAGGTTGACAACAAACCAATATGGTTCATTTTCGCTTCCGTAACCCATGTTACGGGAGAGAGAACCCTTGCAAACCCCAACCCTACCGCCCCCCTTCACCCGCTGCGCGGCACAAAAAGAGGCGCTTCGTCAAAAGCTTCTGAGTGCGGCTAAAACGCGGTTCGACCGCGAAGGCTTTCACGCCACTACGCTCCGCGACATCGCGCGCGACGCGGGCGCGTCGACCGGCGCTCTGTTCCTGCACTGGCCTCACAAAGAGGCCCTGTACGAAGAGGCCTATGGCCACGCGCCGATTTCGCCCGAAACCGGTCGCATCCTGTGGTCGTTCCTCGAACTCAAGGGCCATGACCCGGTGAACATCCTGCGCACCGTCTTTCAGGCGGAGGCCGCGTGATGCAACTGACCTCACCATTTTCGGCGGATATCTTTCCGCCCCTTCCTCCTGAGCCGCGCATCCTGCAATATCGCACCCGCGCCGCCGGAAAGTCTGAATTTACGCGCCGCGCCGCCATGGCCGGTAAGCTCAAAGCCGCCGCCGCCCGCGCGATGGATGAGCACATGCGCGCGGTCTGGCTCAAAAAAGCGAGCCAGTGCGCGTACATCCCGACAAAGGATCTGCGCGGGCCTGAGCCGATGGCTCCGTCCTGCGAAGTCACCGAAGCCCCGCCGCGCCTGATCAATCTGAAACCGCTGATCGGAGCCCTGTTCATGCTCTCGATCGCCATTGCCCTGACGGGGTGCGCATGATGCAACATCCATCGTTCAATGACTATCTGGTCGCGTTTGCGCCACTCGTGGCGTTCGGCCTCATGCTCCTGATCGTGAGGGTGATGTCATGAGCGAATGGCGATGCCGCGCATGGTCCATCATCACTGAGGTGGACGCCACGCTCTCCCCCGAGGCCACCATCCCTGAGCGCCGCGCCGCGCTAAGCGAAGCGGCCTGGTACGCGCATGCGGGCACGTCATGGGGCAAAAAAGTCTGGGGAAAGGCGGTTCGTGAATATCTCAGCCGTCACGGGGTGCGCCGCTATCGCGCGCCCCGCGCCACGCCGGGGCAGCCGGACCTCTTTTTGACAGGGTCGGGCGCATGACCGATCCGGCTGTTCTGGAATTACTGCTTGTGCCGGTCGGAATCCTGTTGCTGCCTTCGGCGCTCATCGCGGCGGTGGCTGTCTGGCGATGGTGGCGCAGGCGTTAGGGAGGTCTGTGCATCACAAAACCGCTCTCTTGACAGGCGAGGCGAACCGGACGCATAACACTGGTCCGGGCTTCGAAACCCCGTCAGACTGAAGCGGCTGTATGGTGACGTTACCACCTTGGTTCATTTTATGGCCGGAGTACCCATGCGCCCCACGGTTAAGCCCCGTGGGCTCTGAATACATGACCGCTTGCGGTCTAAGGTATGGGTGCGCGTTCTTTTGTCCGCGTGTTTCGAGCTCCGGCCACCAAATCCTATCGAAACAGGAAATGACAAATGAATACTCCCCTGTCGAACATCGACGCCACCGATATTCACAACAGCGCGGCGCACATCGCCGATGGTGTCTCTCATCTGAGGCACGTGCTTAGCGCACTGGCCGAAAGCGCGCCGCATCCGCTTTCGCATCATCTGAAATCCTGCGCGCTGGCCTGCGAAGCTTTGCACGATCGCGCTATGCTTATTAAGGATACTGTACAATGAGATACGAAATTGTTCCGTTCCACGACCGCCATATCCATACAGTTGAAAAAGACGGTGACATAATTGTCATCATGAAGCCTGTCGTTGAGGCATCCGGTCTTGACTGGAGCAGCCAGAGCAAGCGTATTCGACGAGACCCTGTTTTGTCGCAAGGTATGGTCATTATGACCATACCTTCGGCGGGTGGGGTTCAGGAGATGATGGGCCTTAAACTCAACATGTTTATCGGCTGGCTTGTCGGAATTTCGACCAACGCGATCAAAGACACGGCCATTCGTGATTTTGTAATAAGGCTACAGATCGAAGCTTTTGATGTCCTTACCCGGCACTTCTTCGGCGACAGGGCAAAGGACAAACGTCCATTCCCGAACGCCTCTGAGCGGGTGACGCTGCAAAGAGAGGTCAACCGGTTGATGGAGCGGTTGCGGCGGGCGCGCAACCGCGAAGAACGGCGGGTCATTCACGACATGTTGAAACAGACGACGGCACAGCTTGGCATAGAGGCCCCGCCGATTGAAGCTTTGGGGTTCGATGCGCCGGAATCCGACGATGTGACGCGGCCTTTCTGGAACGCCATCACGGCGTTGACGGCGCGCGGGGTAAATTGCAACCTAAGCCTTAAGCCAGATCAGACATTGGCCATCAATATCAAATGGATGGAGCAGCAATGTCAGGCGCACGGGATTGCCTTTCGTGCCAGCCCAACGCTCAAATCGGCGCTTCGGGAAACTATGCACCCGCGGTTCGTCGATGCGGACACGTGCCGGACAGCGTTGGGGAAACTGATGCATTGTTATCTTTTCTCAGTACCCGAAGGCCCGCCGCTTTTGAGGCTTAACTGAATTAGGTTTTATTTCCTGTCAATGGGAAAATATCACCGCAAAGATATTGCAATCCGCTCGCCGCCCGGTTAAATGTTCCGTATATGTTCTCATTTAAGCGAGAGGGGAAGTCAATGCATAATGCCGACCGGATGGACCTTATGAACGCGGGAGCGGATATTTATGAAACCGCGTCACAGCTTTACCGGCTGCTGATCCACCTGGCGAAGCAGACCTCGCCGGTCATGGCCGACCACCTGTTCATCGCAGCAAAGGCCTGCGAGGCGATCAGCGAGCGCGGCGCTCAGGTGGTCGATATCGCCAACCAGCCCCATTGACAGGTCAACCCGTGTTATGCGACCCCTGCGTGTAGATCACGCGGGGGTTTTTTTTATGTGGGGTTTTATCTTCGGGTTTATCTGCGGCGCAGGCCTTGTCTCTCTGATCAAATTTAAGCTGAGTTATGATGATCTGAAATCATCAGAGGCGGCAAAGGAAGAGGGATTAAAAGTGACATGGACTGCGCCGACAGCCGCCCCCGAACCGCCTACAAAACCCCGGCCCCCACGGCCCAAAAAAGCTTCTGAACTGGCCAGACCCGTTTCCAATCCCGAATGGCGTCCGCTATATGATGGGCCTTCAAAGGATAAGCGCTGGTTTGAGGGTGAGACCGGAACCCGCGCCACGTTTGAGTATGTTGATGGTGATGGTGTGGTCAGTGAACGCGAGGTCAGAAACTGGGAAAGCAGGAGCATATACATTAATGCTTATTGCCTGCTGCGAAGAAGGACGCGCACCTTCCGCAAGGATCGTATTGAAAATTGGGATGCATCGTCGGAGTAAAAAAAAGCCCTCTGGATCCAGAGGGCTTTTTTTAGTGCGCGGTGTCCGGAGATAGGTCCGGTGAGAAGGCCGCGGATTTGGCTATATCGCTGGCCATAAATCCGAAGACGCGCAAGATCGGTCCAAAGTGCTCGACATCCACCGACTTGCTGTTCGGGTCGACGGATTCCGCGATGTCAGCCAGCGCCTCAGTCGCCTTCGCCAGTTGATTGAGGCGCAACTGCGCATCCTCAGTGATCACATAGCCCAGTTCAAGCCTCTTGGGCGCATCGCGCGCGGTTGATTTCCTGACCATGATCAGAAGCCCGGCTGGCGTTCGATGAAGTCGCGGGCGAGGTCGATATTCACGCTGGCCTCGATCATGGTGCCGTCCATGACCGCCGCATCTATATGCGCGTTCAGACCTTCGACGCCGTCCTCGATCAGCGCCGCAAGCCACTGCAGGCCCATGTTCAGCGTCTTGAGGCCATCGACGGAATCCTGAGCCATCTCAAGACCGCAGGTGGCGGACAAAAGATAGCCGTTTTTATCGGCCCTTTTCAGCACATCAGAAACGCCGGAAGGTCCGACTTCGCACACGGCCTGTATCAAATCCATGCCCAGTTGCAGGGCGGTAACGGCGTTAATGGCCTCCTGAGACGGCTGGACAGCAGTGCGGCGGGTGGTAGTGTGGGCAATAGCCATGACGTGATCCTCTCGTGATCCGTTGCGGTTAGGGCGGCATGAGGAGGTAGGATTCCTCTTGCTGCCCGAATTTAATAGCGCTATAAAATAATTATGTCAACACATAATAGCGCTAAAAACTCAAGAATGGGCCGTCCATCAATTGACAGCGAGGCGGTCAACGTCAGGCTGACGCGTGACATGCTGACGATGCTTGATGACTGGCGACGTGATCAGACCGACTTGCCTAATCGCCCCGAAGCGATCCGCCGCATCTTGTCCGAACATTTTAAGCAGATGGATCAGGTCTTAGAGCATGACCGATTTTAAGGCCTGTCGGACAGACACCCGCCGACCCTGTGGTCAACATCCCATTTTGCGACGTAGACGGCGAAACCCTGCCTGATCTGAAGACAGGACAAGTCTTCGCCCCCAGCGCTCACAAAGGCAAGGGTTCTTCCGTAGCGATCGAGGCCCCGGCGTTCAATGCGCAGGGGCTTGTTTTTGAGGGCTGCGGAAAGGGCGCGTTTTGACGCCTCAGGGTCGCCAGAGACACAGACGCGCCCGGCGGGTTTGCAGGGTCCCATTTCCGGCGCGTCTATGCCGATCAGTCGGATGCGCTCAGTGCCACACCGGATCGTGTCGCCGTCGACGGCGACGGGGGTGCAGGACAAAGACAGGGCGGCGAGCACAGTAATCATTGAGCCGACCACGGCTCAAGGCCATTTATCAGCGCCGCAAGGGCAAGCCTTAGATAGGGCGGCGGGCTGCGCTTCGCGGTTTCCCACTGTGCCACCGCGACGTTGGTAACGCCCAGCAAGGCCGCCAGACCCACCTGCGATACATTCAGGACCGCGCGCGCCGCCTTGATCTCATGGGGGGTCAAATCTTGCATTTCTGCCCTGTCTGTGATAGGCCTCCAGGGCAAGGTGAGAAGCGTTTCCGCCTCCCACCCCGCCTTTAGAAGAGGTCTCTCAGTCGGCTGATTTTGACGGTCAAATCTAAGACCAGCCGGTTGAGGGACTTTCTAAAGGAGAACCGAAACCGAAGTTTCATGTCGTTCTCCTTCTAGAGGTCGTCAGGCTTGATTGCCTGACCTCAAGACATTACTAAACAATGTTTAGCGATGCAAGCGAAAATTATCCCTCAGGCGGAATTAATTGCTCTCAAGCTGCAACTGCGTCATCAGGCCGCCGTCGCCGTCCATGGTGTGGGTCGCTTCGGTGACAATCCATTTTTGCGCGTTTATTTCGGCCTTGAACCCGGTGACGGTGACGGGGGAATCCGGGCCGATGTCGGGGCGACCATAGGCGAGCGACAGGGACAGCTTTGCCTTGCCGCGTGATTTGCGGTTGAATTCGGCGCGGGCGGCGGCGCGGGCGTCGGCCTCATTGGCATAGACCTTCCTGAGGCGGCGGGCCTTTGAGGACCCGCCATCGCCCACGGTGACGGTTTTTCGGGTGGCGCTGGCCTTATCGTACCACACGGCTTCGACGCCGGTGTAATTGTCGCGCTCGATGCGTTCATAATCAAAGCTGCCCGTCGTATCCGAGCGGTCGATTTCGACGCTCGTCAGGGTTTTGCCGCTGGCCGTCTGGCCCTTACCGATGGGCGCAAAAATCAGCCGGCGCTTTTTGATGGTCGCCACCGCGTCATAGCGCCGCCCCAGCGCCCTGAGGAGCGCGATATCGCTGATCGCGCCCCCGCCCAGAGCCGGTATGACCTGAGCCGACAGGGACGCGGCCACCAGCGCCGTCAGCCCATTATCGGCGGCGATGGCCGTGATGATGTGGCCCACGGTTTTGCCGACAAACGACCGCTCTTTGCGTTTTCTGAGTGCGTCGGTGAAGTCAGCGCCGCGCGCGCGGATGGTGAGCTGATCCGGCGGGCCTGTGATTTTGCCCTCATCGACCTTAAACGTGCCCTTGTCGATCAGGCCGATGGGCAGGTCCGTGCCGCGCGCCCATCCCATCTGAACCTCAATTTCGACGCCAGAGCGCGGGGTTTCGAGCGCCCCGTCATGATCAGAGACCACGATATCGACCTGATCGGCCTCTTCGCCCCGGCATTCGCGCAGACTGAGGGAGATCAGACGCGGCCTGAGGCGTTCGGTCAGGTCGGCCCCGTCAAGCGTGACCTTCCATGTGGCCATCGCCATGCGGCGCGATTCGGTGGTCATGCGCTCGTGCTTTCGCTCTGGCTCTGGGTCTGGGCGTCATCTTCGGCGCGCTCAAGATCCAGCGTGAAATCCGCCTTGCGCGGCATGCCGTCGACAAAAAACAGGGTCCGGGTCTCTTTGAGCGATTTGATGAACCAGTTGCCCATCACATTGCCCGACCCGTCGATCAGCGGGTAGGCTTCGCCCGCGTCGGCCATGTCGCGGATGGTGCTGAGCGCGCCATAGCTGCCGATCTGACCACCATAAAGCACCCCGGTCAGGGTGATTTTGTCATCCCCCGGCCCGGTGAATTGCGACGCCTTGCGCGCGTCAAACCGGTCGGCCTGACCATAGCGCCAGTCGGTGCTTCGATCGAAGCTTTCAAAGGGCAGGGAGGCGGTTTCAAAAACGAAGAGCCCCAGCGTCATCAGCGCCATCACGCCCCTCCGGTTACAGCGGCGGTGATCACCGCCTTTACGGCGTCACGCGCCAGTTCCTTTGAGCCTTCGGTGACAAAACGCAGTAAGCGCTCGCCCAGAGTGTCCTTGCTGCGGAGGGCATCCGGGGAAGACTTAAGGAGGCTGAGGCCCTTTGGCGTCAGTACGACATTCACAAAGGCGCACGGCGTCCGGCTGGCGTAGGTGAGATAGCCGGAATCCCCTAACCATTCGATCGTGCCACAGGCAATTTCAAAGGCTTTTGAAGGGCGTCCGTCGGCATCGACGATACCGCCGAAATCATCCCGGTCTGTGTGACCACACAGCGTCCGCGCATCAATGGAGCGCTTCACCGGAAAATGGGTGTAGAGTTCGGAAAGGACTGAGGCAGTATAATCGTTGAAAAGGTCGATGTTCTTCATACTCAGTTCTCCTCATCGCGATAGGCCGACCGCGCCCGGGCCTGAAGCTGATCGGTTTTGTCGCGCAGGATCCGCTCAACCTCCCGCGCGATATCGGCGGGGGACTGCCCCGGTGCGGCCTGAACATTGATGACGATGCTGCCCACCTGAACCGTGGCACGGCCCGCGACCGCCGAAGGGGGGGCAAGCTGTGAGATGGTCTTGATGGCGGGCAGGGGCTCACCGGCCATGGCGGCGGGCGACATAGCCATGGCTCCGGCCACCCCGGCGGCCATGGCGCGGGCGCTGTGCATCGGGTTTTTCATGGTGCGGTCGATCCCGATAGCCAGACCATCGGTAATGTGACCGCCGAAGCCCATGAACAGGCGCGATGGGGATTTGATCCCCAGCACCCCTTTGAACCACCCGGCCACCTTCTCGGCGATTCCGGTGATCATCGACCGCACCGCGTTGATTTTGCCTCCGATCCCGTCGATCAGGCCCTGCATGATTTGCCCGCCCACGGTGAGCATCTGAGGCACAAGCTTGAGAAGCCAGCCCTGAGGCGTGAAATTCAGGAAGGCCTGCCACCCCAGCCTGAGCCCGGTCATGATGATGTTGCCGAGGCTGGCAAAAACCCCCTGAAGCCACGCCCACGCGCCGGTAAAAAACCCGACCACGGCCTGCCAGGCGCGGCCCAGCATCGGCCCGATGGTATCCCAGTGTTTCCAGATCATGTAGGCGGCGACCGCGACCGCCGCGACGATGGCCGTGATGATCAGGATCATGGGGTTGGCCAGCATCATCATGCCCGCCTGCATCAGGCCCCGCGCCAGAAACAGGGAGGCGGTGCGCAAAATCCCGAACGCCCGCGCCGCGACGGGTCCGGCCCGCGCCAGGATGCTCAGGACCATCTGAGAGTCCTTGAGCAGTTTGAAACCGTTGTAAAGCTGGACAATCGGGCCGATTGTTGCCCCGAAGGCCAGTCGCGCGGCCCCCAGACCCAGATTGAGCGCGGTCAGGCCGACGACAAATTTCACCAGCAGGTCGAGCATGCCGGGGTTTTTGTCGGCCCATTCGGTGAACCGTGTGGTCAGGTTCAGCGCGCTTTCGGACATGCGGGCAAAAATCGGCAGGACCTTATCCCCGACCATCATCGCCATGATGTTCAGGTTGGACATGAGCGCCCGCGTCTGGACGCTCGCGTTTTGGGCCCGAAGCGCGAAATCGGCATCGACGACGCCCTGCCCCGGTGCGGCCTGACCGGCATTAGCGGCGTCTTCGCGGATCTGGCGATATTCTTCCATATTCTGGATCAATGGCCTGAGCGCCGCGCTGGCCTGCATGTCCCCGAATAGGAAGGGCAGCTTTGACAGGTCGCCTTTGAGTGTTTTGTTGGTGATTTCAGCAATGGCCTCAAGCGGCGTCTTGCCCTCCGCATAGGCTTTTTCGAGCGCCTTGGGCAGGTTGACCCCAAAGTCGTCGAAATTCTTGATCGTGTCCTTCATGTTGATTTTAGACAGAAGGTTTTGCACGTTATTTGCCGCCGTCGCGGAATCCCCCGTGGCCTTTCGCGCGATCTGAAGCGCGGCGCTGAGGTCGGCCACGGCCCCGAGTCCGGTTTGACCAAAGGCCTGTGCCTGAGCGGTCAGGGCGGGGAAATACATGGCCATGTCACGCATTTCAAACGCGCCACGCTTACCGGCCAGCGCCATGACATTGAGCGCGCCGGCGGTTTCATTCACCGGCACCTTCAGGTTGGAAAAATTGGCGAATGAGGCGGCGCTGAGGTCGGCGATCTCGGCCTTATAGGCGGTGGCCGCGCGACCAATGGGGGCCATCATGTTTGTGGCCTGTTGCGCATCCATGCCAAAACCAGAGAGCACATCGACACCGGCGCGTATGGACTCAGGCATTTGTTTTGCCGCGCGCGCCGCCATGATGATGTCGCTGCGCATCTTCGCCGTGGCTTTGGCTGACATATCCGCCTTTTGCTGGATATCGGTCATGCCATCCTGAAACTCAGCGGCCATTTTTCCGGTGGCAAACAGGCCCGCCGCCATGCCTCCCCCCACGGCCACGTTCTGAGTGCCCGCTGAGGTCGCCGCATTACCCATGGCATCGGCCCGACCCTGACGGGCGATGGCGGCCTTACGGCGTTCAATCTGGCCCGTGGTGCGCGCCATCTGGGCCGACAGGGCTTTTTCTTTGTCGAGCAGGGCCGTGATGTTGCCTGAGGCCCCCTGAAGCTGCTTTTGCAGCGCGGCCATTTCCGTTTTTTGAGCCTTTGCTGTGTCGTTCAGCGCTTTTAGCGCCTGACGGGCCTGACCGCCTTCGCCAGTGAGGCGGCGCATCATGGCCCCCAGATTGCCGGTGCCGTTAAAGGCGAGGGTCAGGGCGAGTTTACGGTCGGCCATCATTTGATCCCGTTCATGAGTTTGTATCGCTTAATCGCGCGCTCGTGCCACTGCATCACCTCAAGGATGTCCATCTCATAGGGGCTCATGGGCAGGTGATGCAGCGTGGCCCCTATGTCGGCGATCAGCTCGTCTATGTCGGCTGGTAGGCCTTCATGACCGATGTCGTGAAAAAAGCGGATACGGTCTCCGCGAATTCGGCGATGTCGTCCGAACACAGATCGGCCACCATGTTTTCCTCAAGGCGCGGGCTGGTGATGCGGGGCAGAAGCTTGATCAGCGCGTTGGTGTCTCCCATCTGAAGCGGCGCGATCTGAAGGCCCCTCAATTCACCCGCGCGGGGCTTACGCACCTGAACCTCTGTGATTTCGGTGTCGCCTTTTTTCACCGGCTCGATCAGGGTGACGGTTTTAAAATCGCTCATGGTTTAAGTCTCTCTCTTGGTTTAAAAAAAAGCCATGCCGGGGTGTCCGGCATGGCGTCAGTTGCCGGGGAATCCGGATTAGCGACCGATGATGGCGCGGGCCTCAGCGAGGCGGTCGACACCGTTGATCAGTTCGATGTGGTTGAGGATGTCGATTTCGGTGTAGGTCGTGCCGTCGATCACTTCGCGATAGTAGACGAGGGCCATTTTGACCGTGTGTTCACCGACATCCCCGACCTTCTGTTCGCCGCGATCCAGTTCTTCGATGCGCCCGCGCGCATAGATTTCGACCGATTGCCACGCGCCGGTGTCGTCGCGCTGATAGGCCCCGACGAAGCGGATGGCGTTGCCATCGAGCAAGGTCTGACCCATCTTACTGAGGAGGTCGGGCAGGTAGCCCGCCGTCTTGAATTCGCATTCCAGCGCCGTTCCGCCGACGTCGATTTTGACCGGGCGCGCGAATGAGCCGCGATGCTCCTCAAACTGACGGCCCAGCGTCGGGGGCGTGAACGAATTGACCTGTCCGTACCAGCTTACGCCGTCGCCGAACACGTCCATGGTTTTGAGTACGGGGGGAAGCATTCAGGGGGCTCCTTTTTTTAGACGCTGAGGTCAGCGTAATAGGTGTCGGTGATGATCTGATCGCCGGTTAGGCTTTCAAGCGGCGCGGTCGGGGTGAAATCCCATTCGATCGACAGCCTGCCCCCGGCCAGTTCAGCAGGCGGATTGTTGGCCGCGACGTATCGCGCGCGCGCGCCCATGATGCGCCCCTGACGCTTGAGGCGGTCGAACAGGTTATTGAGCGTGTCGATGATGTCCTTCACCAGAAAGGCGGTCAGGGGTTTGTCGATAAAGGGCAGGAGCCCGACGCCGATGGTGTTGCGCAAAACCTGCGCGGTCCTCACCGCCGATTCAAAGGCAAAGAGCGGCTCATCCGACAGGGTCCGGTTGCCCCAGAAGCGGAATCCGGAATGGTTGATCACCGCGACGATATTCGCGTCATTGAGCAGTTTGGCATCGCCTTCCATACCTGTGAGGTCGAAATAGACAGGGGCGCTGAGGCCCGTGGCTCCCTGAATGGCGACGTTCGAAATCGTCTTATTCCAACCCATTTCGAGGTCGATATAGGCCCTTAGGCCCAGAGCGCGCGCCACCGCCGATCCCGTAAAATCCGAAAAGTCAGGCCAGAACAGCATGAGTTCGCGCGCCGAAAAATCGCCTGCGTAATCGACCGCATCGGCCACGGTGGCCCCCAGCGCGCGCGAATAGGCCATGGCGTTGAGTTTGCGCGCCACGACAACCAGTTCGGCGGTGATGGCGGCGGTTTCCAGACCCGGTGCGCCGATGACGGTCGGCTGAGGCAGGTTATGCGAGGTCGCGGCCAGAAGCGTGGGGATGGCCGCGAGGACGGCATCGGCCTGATCCTCCGCGTCAGCGATGACCGGCACCCGGACTACGATCAGGGTCGGGTTGACCTGATCGGCGATGGCGTCGATGACCTTAGCCAGAGTGCCGGTCGCCCCTGCCGCCGTGATGGCCGCCGTGACATCGGATACCAGCACCGGCGTTCCGGCCGGAAACATGGCTTCGGCGGGTGCGCCAGAAGCCGTGGCGACGATACCGATTACGGCGTCGGCTGTGGTACCGAGCGACCGCGCGCCGGTCGTGATTTCGTTGATTTTAATGCCATGATGCACGGCCATGGTGGGGGCTCCTTATACAGGGATGGTTAGGGCGAGAGGGGCCGGGGTCGGCAGGTCGAGTCGGATGGCGGAGAGGCTGATCGCCGCGCGGCCTTCGGGGCCGGTGGCGCTCAGGCTGGAGGCGGTGATGCGCAGGCGCGGCTCCCATTTTTGCAGGGCCGTGACGGTGGCCGCGCGGATCAGGGCTGCAACCGCCGCCGTCAGCGGCTGATCAAGCAGGGCATAGAGTTCGGAGCCGTAATCGCGACGCCAGGGCATGGAGCCCAGAGGCGTGGTCAGGATATCGGCCACGGACTGAGTGATATGGGCCTCGGTGCTGATCGCCTGACCGGTGTAACGGTCCATGCCGGTGACGGTATTTGTCATTCGGGCACCGCCGTTTTGGCTACCCCGGCGGAGACGCCGCCGTGTTTGTGGTTTTTCAGGCTGATCGCGCCCGCCTTGACATCCTGAGGCGTGGTGATGTCGCCCGTGACGTTCAGGGCGCCCGTGATGTCGACATCGGCGGCGATGCTCAGGCCATCGGGGGCGATGATGGTCATGGCCCCGGCCAGAGTGAGGATGAGGCGGGCCGACTCTACATCGTAGCGCAGCTCAGAGCCGTCAGGCATTTTCAGCACCGCCGCATCGCCCGAGGCCGGGGCCGGGAAGGCGTCGCTTTCGATCGAGCCCAGAATGACGCCGTGGGCGATATCGCCTTCGGCGCAGAGCACGGCCACCTGCTCACCCACGCTCAGGGGCACCCATGCCGAATAGCGCCCGCCGAACAGGATGCGGCGCAGAGGCGGGGAGACGATATCGCCGATGGTGACGGTGTAGAGGCGCGCCTCAAGATCGACCGTTTCGACCGCGCCAAAGCGGATCAGGTCGCCAATCAGTCCGGAGGTGTCATCTTGCGCGCGCATGGCCCGACGATTGACGCGCGGCCCGGAATGTAAAAGGCCCCGCCATTGTGCGAGGCCTCAGACAATCGCGGCGCGCCGGATCAGGCTTCGGGGGAGGGCGATGCCTCTTCGACCGGCGGCGGGTTGGTGATGACGCCGAGGGTGATTTTATGTTCGACGCCACGCGCCACCTCTTCGACGCGGGCGGCGGTGGCCGCTTCGTCGTATTTGCCCTTTGTGGTCAGGACCGCGTTGACGAGCCGGGTGTGGGTGACGCCCGCGTGTTCAAAAATGACGCTGACCTGAGCCGTGGCCCGGTTGAATTCGCCGATGGTGGTTTTCATGGGTTTTCCTTTGCGTTTTCAGCCGTAGAAACTGAGCATGCAGAAGCCGGGATCAAGCCAGCCGTCATTGTTGTTATCCTGAATGGTGATCGCGCATCGGGTGCCGGTTTTGTCGATATAGGCGTTGCCGTTGGCGTCTTCGGATACCACGGCCACCCGGTCGATGGCATTGCGGTCAGTGGCGTTGCCGATGACGCCGTAATCGGTTGACCCGAAGTCGATCCCGAGATGAACGGTGTATCGCCCTTGAGCCGAGCGGGTGACGTTGGCGACGTTGTACGCTTTGATGATCGTGGTGTTTAACCCGTCATATTTGAAATAGACCCACGCGCGCGCCGCCCCCGGTGAGTCGCGGAACACAAACCGCCCCAGATCTACGCCGCCCGCCGTGGCGCGCAGGCCCGCGCCATCCCATCCGATATTGACCGGGGTATCGACCTGGCCCACGCCGCCGCCGCGTTGTACGGGCACGTAGCCGTGGACCGTGTCCGCGTCGAGGCCGGAGCCCGCGCCATCGACGGTCATGAGCTTAGACAGAATATCGGCGGCGGTGTAGGCCGTCTGATTAAGCGGCGTATATCCCAGCCGGGCGACGATATCGGCGTAAAAGCTGCCGTCCTGACCGTCGAGCAGATCGGCGTCCATGCCGGAGCCCGCGCCGTCATTGCCCGCGGTCCAGGCGCGCGAACCGTTCAGGCTGCAATCTGAGCCCGTGAGGTTCATAACATTGACGCCACCGATCATCATCAGCAGCGCGTTTTCAGCGCGTGAATAGTATAGGAAGTCGTTGACCGCGAAGTTGAACAGCGGGTCTGCGCCGAAAAAATCCATGTAGAATGAAGCGTCACGGCCAATCGGGCCGGTGAAGGTGTCGCCCGCGCGGTTGGCAGGCATGAAACCCAACCGCGCCGGAATATCGGCGTAAAAGCTGCCCTGC